CTCAGCAACGCCTGAAATAATAAATGCTGCTGCAAATAGAATGTATGTAAACATTAATTTAATCCCGGAAATTCTCGCCAACGTTGGCCAGTGTCATCAATAATAACTTCCTCTTCTTGGCCATCACTGATGAAACCAAATGGAAGTACTTCATCTTCAATTTGTTTTGCTTGTTGAGCATAGATTAAACTTCTCATGTTTGAATCCATTGCTTCGTTAAACATTGGTGTAGCTGCAAACCAACCAAATAAAACTAAGTTCATAATCAAGTCATCGTGCATGCCATCAGTAGCTTCATATGATTGACCCTTAGCTACAAACACTGATGCTTCAACAATTGTTTCCGCATCAACGATTTCTAATTTGCTTTGCTCAACTAAGTCTTTCATATTTGAGCAACCAATACGTTTAACTTTCTTGTCCATGAAAACACCAATACCATCAGACTTAACTGATGAAGTAGCAAATACATTTTCATACTCAAGATCGTAATAGAGACCATTACATACAACTGAACCTTGATCGTTATTTTCAATAACAACTAAAGCGTTATTATAGATCTTAGCATATTTGTGAATCACATCTGGGAATAGAAGTGGAGACACCATGTTATCTCTATATGTTACTACCTGTCTAAATGGACGAGTAGTAATATCTATGATGTTGAAAGTAGAGTAATCTTGACCTCGGCCTTTAGCAACGTCAACAAACATCATGTAATTATGATCTGGGTAAGTCTCTTTAGATTCTTCATCAGAATATGATTTGATCGGTGACTCATATACATTAACACCATTCATTGAGTAGATAGGTTGTTTAGCCTTTAATCTCAATAACGTATTAGCGTTAATTAATGTGTTACCTGTGCCATGGAAGTTATTACCAAATTCTTGGTCAAACTGTAACTCAGATGTGTTAGCAACTGTTTGAGCTTTCCACGCAGCATCACGACCTGGAACGTCCCACCAATCAACACGGAATGGTTTATAGTCGTTAGTACCTTGAACAGCACCTTCCCAGATTTTATGGAATACATTACCAAGACCATTAGCAGTTGATGTAATGATAACTCGAGTAGTCTTACCTGATGTAACTACTGGGTATGTAGATGTATAGAATCTAGCGTCGTTATCAACGAATGCAAATTCGTCAAGGAACAATAGGTTAACAGACATGCCACGAATAGAAGAACCAGACGTTGCTGATGAAATAATACGTGAGTTGTTTGAGAACTCAATTGATTTTTTGTTTAGTGTTTTACATCCCGGCTGTAAGAAGAACGGAAGATTTTCTAAAGCCAATGTAATACGTGAGATCATTTCCTGTGCAGTTGAACCCTTGTTCGCTAACACAGCAATTGTTTGTTCAGGTTTAAAGATTGCGTACCATAACAAATATACGACAGATGAAATAGATTTACCTGATTGACGACAAGCAAGAACAATAGAGAATCGACTATTATTAAAATGGTCGAACATCTTCTCTTGATATGGATACAAGTCGAATGGAACTAAACCTCGGTCAAGGTTAATAACTTTAACGTACGTGCGAGCGAAGTACGCTGGATCATTCATGCAGCGTATGTATTCGCTTAGTTCCTGGGATGTAAATGATTGTTCAACACCATCGCGCTTGACGAGTGGGTTACCATTATAACCGAACTCGCTATTTTTAAGACTTTGTGTTGGCGTTGTCAATGTCTATCACCTTACCTTTATTCTGATCTAGAATAAATCGTTGTAGGTCTGTAGTAGATCCCACAAATACATTATTATTCGTCACCGTTGCAGTGCCGGAAGTTGATGATTGCGATCCCTTTGCAGGAGTACGCAAATCTTTTACACGCTTTTGAAGTTCCAATAGCTTATCATTGTTGTCAGACTGAGTCTTCAACAGTGTAGCTAAAACTTCAAATGCACGAGGATGCTGAGAATCTCTTGCGAGTTCCATCATCAAATCAATAGCTTCATTGCCCTTGTCGATAAGCTCTTTATATGTCTCCCTTGAGGAATCATAGTCGTCTTGCAAGTGATCGACCGTCTGAAGGGAATTTTGATCTGCCACACTTGGCAAATTCTTAGAGAGGGCGTCTGCTATCTTAACTCGTTTGTTTGTATTATCTATAGGTTTCATAATCTCATCATCACTATTTAAAAGTCAAAGTCAGTAACCGTTTGTTCAATTGTGTAGGTACCATCTTTAGCAGCACCTAGTGGATTAACAACAGTTTCAATCTTCTGTGTCATACCATAATTATCATAATCACGAACATTGATAATAGAATCTTTAATAACACCTTGATCAAGATTAGTTGGTCCATAGAAGAATGTCTTCATTGAAAAATCTAATGTGTAGATCAACACACGACGTGTAGCAAAATCGCCTTCATAGTCATCTGAATAGTTTACAGATTGAAGTACAATTGGAATATCTCGTGTGATTCCTAATTCTGGAATCTCTTTAATAGTGACTACATACTCTGGATTAAAGTATGGTAAAATCTGTTCAACAATTTGAAGAGCATCATCTTGATTCTTAGCATAAACACTAAGAGTGAAGTTCATAACGTATGGAACTGGATTTCTAATAGTGCTTTGACCATGAATACTTGGTGTAGCAATTGTATTCATCTTGTTCAATTTAACGGAAGTGTCATATGTCATACCAGTTAATTCAAACGACATACGAGGTAAACGAATAGCTACCTCTGGTGCGTTCAAATCTGGTTCTTCAAATAGGCGTGTTAAGAACTTTTGTCTTGGGCCATATGACAATGGTACCTTAATGTTATTGACAACACTACCACTCGCCTCTTTATGTTGAACGACAATGTTATTAAAGAGTGTACCAAATACTGATACAGTCTTTCTAATGTGCGAATGGTAGAAGTATTGACCGAACATTTATATTACCATGCTGCGATTGCAACACGCTTCCAAGTATTTGTATTTGTACAAACATAAAAATAACTTTGATCAAAAGAAACTTGACCAGTAACCCCTAATGCAGTTGAAGATACTGGTGGCGCAACTAATCCTGGAGCTGTAGGAGGAGTACCTATTAAATCAGAATATGCGCCAGTCTTTGCGACTGTAGCAATAGTCAAAGAACCATTAACACCTAATGCATCATATAGTTCTGTAAAGTTATCGTTAATCTTACCACCGGCAACTCGCAGTGAATCACCAGCATGATCGTTTGCTGTTGTACCTAAGCCAATAATTTTCTTTGTCATGTTTGTTGGTCCATTGTAAACGCTGTTGAGTCCATTGTTAGTGCTAACTCATCAAACGTTGGTGTGATATATGTATTCATTGATGAAACGTTAGCAAAGATTGCGCCTGGTTCACCAAATGGGTTTGTTTCTGTAAAGTCTAAGATTGAATCGCCTTCAGTTTCAAACGATAAGTTATCTGCATCAGGGTCATTAGGTAATGTCTGTGTATTAGTAACTGTAGCGATACCCCAGATTGCGCCAGAAGTTACACCTTCTAATCGCATATTTACATTTGAACCTGATGGCACAAAGAATCTAGCAATACCACTTGTTGCACGTATTTGATTAACCATGATATTAGCTGAGATTGCAGAGATGTAATCTACTTCGCCAATATTACCATAGACATATGATGGTGTGCCATCTTCGTTATAACCAACCATTTGACGTACATCTTCTTCAGGTAAGAATTGAATTCCATTACCGTCAGAGATAAGCATAGATTGTGAGAATGCGTAAGTATCTTCAATACCATCAATCTCTTCAACGCCTGTATCAAACTTCTCGTTAGCATATTCAAATGTTTCACATTGAAGCTTATAAACGAAAATGTTACCTAATTGATAGAATGGTGACTCATGCTCAACGAACTTGATTTCATGGAATGAACCAGTCATTGGAATGTAGATTAAGTCACCTTCATTTGGACGACCGGTAATAATAGTATTGTTTTGAATACCAACAAAGTTTTCCCAAGTTTTCTTAGCAACAACCCAGTTAGATGTGTCTCGAATTTCAAGACCGAATTTAGACATTAACGTTTGTTCACCACCGTATCCATTATCTAAATCTTCAAGATACATGGTGATCATGTATGCATCACCAAATGAGCTTGCAATATCTTCATTCATGATATTGTCAAGTTTATTGATATGACGAGGGATATAATAAACGCTCAGACCAAAGACCTCCATAGACTCGATGATCAAGTCTTCATAGAGATTTTGTTCCGATTTTACGGCATGGTTAAAGAATACGTTACGACCCATTGTTTAACCCACAATAAAATCAGCAGGAAGTTCGTATGTATCTCTTAGAGATTCTTCTAATGCAGTGATCTCTTCTTTAGCTTCATCCATAATCTTAGATGCATTGATAGTAACTCCGCCAGGAAGTTGCATACCATCAAACTTAGATAAGTTAGTACCCCATTGACGTTTAATCAATGCAGTTGAATATTGCTTTAGCCATGTGTCATTCCACATTTCAGGTGTATCACCAAGTGATACATAAGCCTCAGCCATGATGTATTGACCTACAACTAAGTTGCCACGGAATTGTGTATCGATGAATAACTTGTTACCATGACGTTGGTATTGAATTGGTTGAATACCATTAAGGATGCTATCTACTTCTTGTAAGTATTGTTGCATTTGAACGTAATACTGAAGTGATTCTGCACGATATAAAGCATAGAAATCGTTGAGGTACATTTGGTACTTCATTGAGAACATGTTAGTCGCTGCATATGAATTAGTAACAGGTAATACACGAGTGACATACATTACGTCATCTGTCAATGTGAAGTACT